ATGTCTATGACAAGCTTTCCAAGGCCAAGGTTCCGATCTTGGTCGAACTGAACAAGCTTGCCTATACCAAGGCCGATGGAAAGAAGCTGAAATCATCTGACAAGGTAGCAGCCTTGGACAAATTAATCAGAATTATGGGTCTCTATCAGGATGCCGAAAGTGGAATGGTCAATGTTCAGCCTGTCGTGAATATCTCACTGGCTTCTGATGATCAGCCGATCACCATTGAAGGCGAAAACAAAGAGGATAGCGAATAATGGCCGGTGACATTGCCAGAAAATATATCGACCTATTGGACGATCTGGAAGAAGATGAAGATTATATGAAACTGAATCGGATTAGACACATGCCATTTCCAAATTCGGAAGAACTTTACAACGATGCCGTCAAAGATTTCATTCAGGCGAAATTAGACGGCACATGGAACTAAAAGAGGAATAAACACATTACCTACAACTTAGATTTTAGACTACACGATAAACAAGCTTTAGCTTTTACATCACCCGCCACTGAAATTCTCTATGGCGGCGCTGCCGGTGGCGGCAAATCATATTTGATGCGTGTTTCCGCTATTGCATGGTGCCTGCAAATTCCCGGCATCCAGATTTATCTTTTCAGACGTACATTTGATGAATTGTACAAGTCCCATGTTCAGGGACCAACCGGTTTTCTTAACCTTCTCAATCCGCTTGAACGATCAGGGTTTGTCAAGGTTCTGGCAGAGGAAATTCGTTTCGATAACGGTTCTCGCATCTTCCTTAAAGGTGTTGCTCTAGAGGAAGACGTTTCAAAATTTCTATCATCAGAATTCCACGTCCTGATGATCGATGAAGCGTCGTCCTTCACAGAAGACATGTACCGGCAGTTGCGTGGCCGTGTTCGTATGACCGGCCTGAACTTGCCTGATTATTACAAGGGCAGATTCCCAAGAATCCTGATTTCATCAAACCCCGGTGGCATAGGCCACGCATGGCTTAAGCAGATGTTCGTTGACAACGCTATGCCCATGCAAATCCGCCAGATGCCACCAGAAGAAGGTTCCAGAAAGCGTCAATTCATTCCCGCACTGGTAGAAGACAATCCTACCTTGATGGAAGAAGACCCAACCTATGTGGACTCGCTCCAAGGCTTGGGATCGCCCGAATTGGTCAGGGCCATGCGCTACGGCGATTGGAATATTCTGGCCGGTGCATTCTTTTCTGAATTCTCACGAACCAACCATGTCATCAGGCCCTTTGACGTGCCCAAGCACTGGAACCGTGTTCTAGCTGGCGACGTTGGCTTTGCAGAGCCGTTTGCCTTCGTTTGGCTGGCGATAGCTTCCGAAGACCACATAACATCATCAGGCAAATTTATCCCGAAAGATGCCATGGTCTGCTATCGTGAGTATTACGGCTGCACCTATGACAAGAACGGCAAATTAAAATTCAACGAAGGGCAGCGCTTAACGCCAGTCGAAATTGCCACGGAAATCAAACAAATTGAATTGGCGAACGATGATCGTGCTGATGACAGGGTGATTGACCCTACTGCCCGCAATCACACGGTAGGACCATCTTGGGTAGAAATGGCGTCATCCGTGAACATTTATTTCCGTAAGGGTGACAATACCCGCATACCCGGATGGTTGGCTGTCAGACAACGCCTAAGGGGCTTCAATGACAAGCCGATGCTCTACATCTTCGACACGTGCGAACATTTAATCCGAACCCTCCCATTGCAGCAACACGATCCGAAAAAGCCAGAGGATATGATTACTCGTGGCGTGGAAGATCACTTGGTTGATGCTCTCCGCTATGGCTGCATGTCACGTCCATGGACTGCACCAACAAATGCGCCCAAGCCAAAGCCTGTTTTCAGAAATCCAACGATGGCTGAACTGACTAATGCTGTAATGGAAGAAAACGGCAGATACCGCAGAATTTGATTCAACTAAATAGATACATGGAAGGCATACTCAAGGTAACATTCTATTGGCAGAAGAATTAGAAGCTGGAAAATCATCCAGCCATTGGTTGAATCAACTCACACTAGCAACGAAGCGTGAAAAAGACTGGCATGAAGCTGGCGACAAGATTGTTGCCAGATATCGTGATGAACGAGATAATGAATTCACTCACGATAAGAAAGTGAATATCCTATGGGCTAACACAGAAGTCATGAAACCGGCTCTATACACTAGGGCTGGTAATCCTGATGTTAGACGCCAATTTCCAAAGCCGGGGCACGATGAAAAGATCAGCAAGACCGCTGCCCTTGTTATGGAGCGTTCTTTAGTAGCCTGCATTTCCAGATTTGATTTTTCATCGGAAATAGAAGCAGCCATTGAAAACATGCTGCTTCCCGGTCGTGGAACATGCTGGATTGAACTGGACGTGAATGGTTCAACCAAGACTGTTAAAACTGTCCATGTCGATTGGAAAGATTTCAGAACTGGTTTGTCCAAAAGATGGACAGGTGTTCCATGGGTTGCCAGAAAGCACCTGTTTTCTAAATCGGATATTGCCAGAAGCTTTCCAGATTTTCAAAACGATGTGAATTATACAGCCACGGATGCCGACAACAAAGATAATGCCAAAGCTGAAAATGGAAAAGGCAATCGTGCGGAAGTATGGGAGATTTGGGATAAAGCATCCAAGACCAGAATATATGTTTCAGAAGGTTGCGATAAGATATTAAGAGTGGATGACGATCCATATAAATTACAGGATTTTTTCCCCTGCCCCAAACCATTGTTTGCCGTCACAACCACAAGCACATTAATTCCAAGATCAGAATTTGTTGAATGGCAGGACCAAGCAGCCGAACTTGATTATATCAATGGCCGCATTTCACATCTAACAGAACAACTAAAACATGCCGGTATCTATGACCAACAGACACAAGGTGCCGAAGTTTTAGCAAATCTCGGAACTTTGAGAGATGGCCAGTTTATTCCTATTAATGGTTCTTCGGTGATGGAGAAAGGCGGCATAGCCGGTGCCTTTGCAACCATTCCATTAGAACCGATCATCACGACACTGGAAGGGCTATATCGCCAGCGGGAACAAATCCTGCAAACGATCTACGAACTGACTGGCATATCAGACATTTTAAGAGGCCAAGGCCAAGAGTATGAAACAGCCGCTGCACAGGAAATAAAGGCTCGTGCAGGTTCCCAACGCTTTGACCGCAAGAAGCGTGCTGTTCAGGATTTCGTCCTGCACCTGATGCGGATGATGGCCGAGATAATGGCCGAACATTTCAGCCGGGAACAGCTTGAAGAAATGACCGGCATATCCATGCCAACAGCCAAGAAGCGTGATCAGGTTCGCCAACTGCTGTCCATGGGCGCACAGGCACAGGCTGCCAAGGCACAGGCAGCACAGATGGCCAGCAACCCGCAAGTAGCTGCAATGGCCCAACAGAACCCCCAGATGGCCGCTGCTGCCATGCAGATGCTGCCGCAAGACCCATTGGAAGGCGTACCGCCTGAAACCATCGCAGAGATGCAGGCATTAGCAAATGCCGTCTCGTGGGAAGAAATCGCTGAAATTATCCGTTCCGATGATCGAAGAAACTATTCGATCAACGTCGAAACAGACATTACCGCCTTTGAAAATTCAGAAGCAGAAAAATCATCAACCTTGGAATTCATCGATAAGTTCCAAGCGATGATGGCCCAACAGATTCCAGCCATGCAACAGCTTCCGATTATCGGTCCTGTCGTAAAAGAAATGGCTATGGCCATGGTCAAGAAATTCAAGGTTGGGCGGCAGTTTGAAGATACCATTGAAGAAACGATGGACCAGATAATGAAGATGCCGCCGCAGCCACAGGCACAAGACCCATTGATAGAACTGGAAAAAAAGAAGTTGGAACAAGATGTCCAATTGACACAAATCAAAATTGCCAAGGAACAGAAACTTGCCGAATTGGCCGTGCAGGAAGCGCAAATCAATCTGCAACTGAAACAAAAAGAAATTGAAATGCAGATTGCGGTTCTATCTCAAAAGAATGAGACAACCGCCCTTGATATGCAGAATAAAGCCATGGACGCCAGACTCAAGGAACTGGAACTGGAATTAAAAAAGCTGAAAATATACGAGCAGGAAAGAGCGCCGACTATTGAAGTACCGTTGGGATAAAAACTTAAAAATGATGGTGGACCACAACCACCAACCAATGTTTACAGATGCAGAAATTGGAGCATGGAAACCGGTAGCACCATCGTTGATGCTGGATATAGGCGAATTCGTATCTCCTATAGATAGCACTCTGATTTCATCCCGATCACAATTGAAAGAGTATGAAAAGACGCATGGTGTTGTTCAGGTTGGTCACGATCTGAAATCACAAACCGATAAGCGCATGAAAGAATATAATGAATGGAAGGCTGGTGAACACGAGGAAACCGGCTGGTGTGACCCAGAATGATAAATGGCTGGAAGATTCGTAAGAATAAATATTTTATAAATATATACGTCAACTTTAACAAGGAAAGATAAATAGATTCATGACAGATAACATTAAGGCTGTAAGCGGCTCTGAAACGGGCAATGCTGGTCAAGATGAGGATATTTCACTGGATGCCCTTCTTGAAGCCAATTTGGCAAAGGTAGACTCCATTGAAGAAGACAGTTCGGTAACTGTCGAAAAGCAAAATACCGATACGAATTTGGAGTCCGGCAAGGATATTCCAGAGGTAGTAGAAAAGAAAGAAGACGACGAGTCTGCGAAAGCGGATATTCTGAATCCTCCTGAACATTGGCCTAGCGATCACAAAGCTATCTTTAATACCCTAACGAATGAAGCCAAGTCGGCATGGCTGCATCAGGCAAAAGAAGCTGAAAGAGGGCTAAGCAAACAAGGTGAAAAATATGCTGAACAACGCAAAAGTTGGGAAGCTGTAGACGCCAATCTGAAAAACTTTGAACAGATGTTGGGGCAATCCGGTGTTTCTAAAACCGATTTTGTCAATCAAATCATTCAAGGCTACACGGCACTGGTCAATGATCCAGTCGCACATATCAGAATGGTAATTCAGCAAACCGGACTCAAGCCAGAACAGATATTCGGAACCACAACATCAGCGGAAAAAACGAATGAAGATTCATTTGTCGATCCGATGGTGAAAAAACTCCAAGAAGAATTGAATGGTGTGAAACAGTTCAATCAGCAAATGCAGAATGCTTGGCAACAGGCACAACAGCAAGCGCAGTTTGACCACTTTAATACGTTTGTGAATAATGCGGCTAATATCAAGGATGCTGATGGAAACGCCATCTATCCATATTTTGATGAAGCTTTGGCGGATGATATGGCTGATATCATATCAAGTACGCCCGCTATCAAAAGCGTGACTGATCCTGAACAGAAATTCAAGCTTGCATATGACCTAGCGGTATCTCGCAATCATAGCAAATTTGTAGATTTGGAAGTTCAGAAAAAAGTTGCCGCCATGGAAGCACAGCGTAGCGATTCAGCTAGAACGATCAAGCCACAATTAGGCTCGAATGTTCCGGCTGCAAAGGCAGATAGATCATTGGACGAAATCCTTTCAGAAGAACTTGGAAAACGAGGACTCTAACAACAATAACAACAGGTACAATAATGGCTTCTCCCAATTCTACATACTCGGAAGCGCTCTCCGCAACGATTGCAAATTACTCTAAGGGCTTTGCAGATAACCTTACGGAAAATATCGCTCTCCTAAACTTTATCAAAAAAAATGACAACATTCAGTTGGTCTATGATGGTGGTACGGAAATTCTCCAACAGCTTTCATATTCCGGCGAACTGACTGCCAATTGGTACGAAGGCATGGACACTCTTAACGTTGATCGGCAGGAATCCATGACATCAGCTAGTTTCCCGATCAGACAGGCTTACACTCACGTAACCTTTTCCGGTAAGGACGAAATGATTCATACCGGTAAGGCAAACATCCACGACTTTTTCAAGGTCAAGATTGGCAACGCAAAGGCTGAACTAACCAACATTATCGGTGCGGCTCTATTCTACAGCAATACGGAAGCTTCCGGTAAGGCCATCGGTGGTCTACAGCACCTTGTCTCTGATACTGGCACCGGCACGGTTGGTAACATCGACGCCAGCACTTCGGATTGGTGGAAGAATTATACATATTCATTCACTTCCAAGAGCGCCACAGCATCATCTTCAACGATCATTCCAGCGATGAATGATGTTTATGCAAAAACCACGGTCGGTGGTAGTTCACCCGATTTGGTTGTGGCTGGCTTTACCTATTACAACCATTTCGAAAGTGCGCTGCAAGAAAAGCAGTACTTTGCGAATGCCGATCAGGCTAACAAGGGCTTCTCTGGCTATCGCTACAAGAATGCAGTTGTGACTCTTGATCCACATTGTGGTGATACCCGCATGTATATGCTTAATACGAGATTCATTCACTTCCGCCCGCACGAAAAGAGAAACTTCGTTACCGGAAAATCTAAGGAATCGGTGAATCAGGATGCATATGTTATTCCGATCTATTGGGGCGGTAACATGACGATTTCTGGCCGCAGAAATCACGGCGTTATCACAGCTTAAGGATACATCAGCATGGCATACATCACAGATGGGAAAGTGGGTTTCTCACTTTCCCGCACCAGTACGGTTCCCGAAGCAACGATAGGTGAACAGGCGTTTGCCAACGACATGAGACGCTATGTCTATGTTCAGGCTAGTGCCAACATTGCCGCAAACACGGTGATAAAGGTTTCCAGTTCATTTGTCGCCACGGCTAACACCAGCGGTAATTTTCAGACTACCGTCTCCCTTCCTGCTAACGGTTATGGTTGGGTATACGAGATTGCGACTGGCGTTCAGGCTTAATTCCTGAACATTTGAAACGTATAAATAGATTCAATGGGGTGTCTGTGAAACCACAGATGCCCCATTTTTTATAACAAATTTGGAAAGGTATGTATTTTGGAAAGTAGAGAAGTAACGGGCTGGTTTCGATCAACTGACCCTATGTTAAAGACGGGCGAAAAGGTAGTTGGCCGAATGATTGAATTCAAGTTGGGCGAAACATGGGTTCCCGTAATTGAACATAAGGTTCAAGGTGGAGATGGTAAGAATAATGATGTTTCGCATTCGTGGGCTGTTGCTGAAAGAAATTCGGAACTCGACTTTCACAATCTAACCACACGTTTTGCGGCAGTCTTTGAGGCATATGCCAAGAGACTGGATGAAATCGAAAAGGAAGCAATCCAGAAGGAAAAGGAAATTCAGGCTCGTATAGACGCCGAAGTTTCCAGGCAGGTTGCAGAAAAGACTAAATCTAAGGAAAAATAAACTGAATGGCAAATACCCTCTTGGACATGTGCCAAGTGGTTGCTCGTGAATTTCTTGGTCATGAACTGCAATCCATCGTTGGTAATCAAGACCCTGATGCGGTCTATCTAAGGGCTTTCGCAAGCCAAACCTGCAATGAATTAAACAGGGACTACACTTGGCAGGCTCTTAAGCGAACCTACACAATCTCAACAGTTCCCGGTCAATTGGGCTATGATTTGCCAACCGATTACCGTTCGCCAATTTCCCTTACATTTTGGAACGAATCCACAGCAGAGCCAATCACTGTAACCGGCGATGTGGAGTGGAAAGCTATTCAATCTGGACGAATTTCCAGCATATACAAAAGATTTCTGATTGAAGGAAATCAATTGAAATTTTTGCCGGTTCCGTCATCCGTCCAGACTATCTCATTCAATTACTACTCCAAATCATTCGTACAGGATATTGATGGAAATCCGAAAGATGATTTCACATTGGATTCGGATATCTGTCGCTTTGATGGGGATATGGTCGCAAGAGGAATTAAATATAAATTCGTT